ATCCGCTACCTCCACCCAAGTTCCTATCCCTCGAGCAGATGATGACCCATAACACCGATCCCATGCCCAAGCAGGTCATCGAAGGTGTCCTCCATAAAGGCTCCAAGATGATCATCTCAGGCTCATCCAAAGCCGGTAAAACCCTATCCCTCCTTCACCTCGGCCTAGCCGCCGCCAATGGGTCCACCTGGTTAGGCCACCGCACAGCCACCTCCAAGGTAATCTACCTCGACTTTGAACTTAAAAAACGCATTGCCGCCCGCCGAATAGCCGAGATGGTCAATGCGAATGACCAGTATGACCCCAAGAATCAAAACTTTATGTACTGCTCCCTACGAGGCCAGTCCCGTACCCTTGAAGACCTCGTCCACCACATAGAAGACTTAGAAGACCACCGCCCTGACCTCGTAATTGTCGATCCCTTCTATAAGCTCGCCACTGGAGCCGATGAGAACGATGCCGGTGCTATCGGGGAAATAGTCAACCGAATGGAGAAGTTCTCCGAAAGACTCGACTGCTCATTCGTCTATGCCCACCACTTCTCCAAAGGAAACAAGTCTGACACGGACCATATCGACCGGGCATCAGGGTCAGGCGTGTTTGCCAGAGACCCCGATGCCATCCTTACCCTGACTCCCCACGAAGAAGAGGATCACCTGGTACTCGAGGCCACCCTCCGAGACTTTCCGACTCCCTCCCCCCAAGTGGTAGAATTTTCTTGGCCGAACTTTATCCACAAGCCCGACATGGAACCTAAACTAAGAAAGCCAGGGCAGACGAAAGAAAATAAGGAAAGACAGGATAAACTTTCCACCGCTCTGATCGAACTACTTAAACCTAATTCGATTTTGGGTCTCGAGGTATTAAGAGAAAAGCTTAATGAAAAAATAAACGAAAATTTAAGCCAAACTGCTGTCCGAAATCTTATTAAAAAGACCAAATCTATTAGTGTATTAAAGACTGAAAAGGGTAAGCAAAACATTTACTCTTATGACGATAAATGATGTCTCAACTCTGTCTCAAAACTACTAGTGCACACCCCTTATATAAAACGAGTGCACTAGTAGTAGTTGGTTGGGCTGTAAGTAGTAGTTGCTCCTTTAGCAGAGCAACCTACTACCTTTGCACAGCCTATAGGCGAATCACTAGTCGGATTTACAGGTTTAATGATTTGATCGGGAGAGCTACTTACTCGCATAAAAGAATAACAGGTAAGAACTCTGTGCTCGCAAAAGCCCACACTCGGATAACATATCTGACACAGCCAACCTGCCAAGCTGGCAATCCAAGGATTGCAGGTCAGGCGGATGTCTCTACATCCGAAACCTCAGCATCGACTACCTTCTCATCTTTAAGGTTGGCAAGCTCGGCTCGGATCTCGTCCAGGCTCAAAGATTTCTTTACCTCGATGGTTTGAGTCGGCTCGCCTTCGTACTGGCGATGCTTGTCTATCAGGATGCCTGTGGCGATTGGCAGGACTCCGTTTGGTATCTCATCGTCTTGTAGCTTCGTTATGAGCTTTTCTACGGCAAGATGAGTCGCAGTGCCAATTAAGCCTCTCAAATGCTTTTTAGAGTCCTTCAGGGCTTCCTGTTCCCTTGATCTGACAACAGCAACAGTGTGGGCTGAAACCTTACAGGTCTTTGTGATCGATGTAATCGTTGCACCCTGTGCCAACATCGTAACTACTTTGGCGTAGTCCTTTGGTCGCTTATCGTAAAGCTGTTGGCCAGTGAATACTGCTGGACACACTTCTTCGGTCTTCAGATTAGCCGGAAGATTCTCTGCTTTCTGATATTCTCTTGGTCTCTTTGTAGGCATGAAATGAATCGGTGTGGCATAATGAGAATGAATTATCAATAAGGTATTTGGCAAGTACAATTAGACATAATCACTATTTTACGCAATGAATAGCGTCATACTATGCATAAAAACTAGTAAAACATAATATATTTTATCTTTTGTCAGAAATCACATACAAATTTTTGCCTCAGACAGGGGGGGAGGGGGTCAGGTTGAGCGGTCTGCCGGCCACCGCGACCGATTATGTCCCATAAAAAAATTCTGACAAATTGCCCAACCCGATGTCCGCTCACCCGCTCCATCTGCTAACATGGACATATGCCACTCGAATGGACACCCCATCCCGCTCTCCCGCCCCTCAGCAAATCGGAACTCCTGCGGATGACTCCTGAATCGATTTTGGCGTATTGGGAGAAAAGGGAGGAAGCGATCAAGCTGGAGAAGGATGATCCGTACCGGCATGGCTTTGAACTGGATACATGGAAGCGGGCAGATGAGCAGTTAAAGACTCACTCGGAAATTCTCGTTATGGGAGGGAACAGGGCAGGAAAGTCTGAATGGGCGGCCAAGCGGGTAGTTCAGTGTCTAGTCGAGAACCCAGGAACGATCATATGGTGTCTTACGGAGACCTCGGCCAACAGTATACAGTTCCAGCAGAAGCTAATATTTAAGTACCTACCGAAGGAGTTTAAGTCGTTAGGTAGGGGTAAGGTCGGATATGTCATGTACAGCCTTCGTAATGGCTTTACTGCATCTAAATTCACACTGCCTAATCGCTCTGAGTGTATTTTTCGTAATTGGTCACAAGACATTTCGACTATCGAGGGTGGTGAGATAGGAGTTCCGCAAGTGCCTGTTAATCAGACACATAACATCGGATTTTGGGCGGACGAATTGTGTCCCATGAGTTGGGTAAATACACTTCGTTTTCGCACCGTGACCCGCAATTCCAAGGGAATTATCAGTTTCACGGCCGTGGATGGCTGGAACTCGGTGGTAAAGAGTATGCTGACGGGAGCAAAGACAGTGGAATCGGCAAAAGCGGATCTTTTGGATGGTGAGGAGGTTCCCCTGGTTCAACAGCCCATCCGCAAAGCCAGCTCGGTGGTGTATTTTCATACAGCGGCCAACCCCTTTGGCGGATGGGCGGCGATGAAGAATCAATTGGAGGGAGAAAAGAGGGAAACGATCCTTTGCCGTGCGTATGGAGTCCCTGTTCGTCAGAGTCGGGCAATTTTCCCATCGCTCTCGGACCAGAACATCTGCCAATCGGAAAAACTCCCTGATTTTACGGATGCGAATTGGGTATTATCGATTGACCCGGCGGGAGCGAAGCCCTGGACGATGGTATTATTTGCAGTTGATCCGCATGGGGTCGCCTGGGCGGTTAAGGAGTTTCCTGATTTTGACACCTGGGGTGGATGGATTGACCTGACCAAGGACAAGCTAAGTGCGGGCGAGGCGGCACAGCCGAATGGGTATGGATTAAAGGATTATGCGGATGAGATTAGGCGGATGGAATCGATTTGCGGGGATAATATGGTAACTCGGATAATCGACCCTCGTTTGGGCGCGGCGAGTTATCAGAAGTCGGAAGGATCTTCCAACATCATAGACGATTTATCGGATGAGGATATCATTGTTGAGCCGGCGGAGGCGTTGGATATCGAAACAGGACTCCAGGCGATCAATAATCTGCTGGCATGGGATCGGAACAGGGAGATGGATTTGGATAATAAGCCTAAATTGATGTTTTCGGATGAGTGTCAGAATCTGATTAGTTGTATGCAGGCTTACCAACCGACTGCCGGATTGAAATGTCCGAGTAAGGATTTCGTGGATAATGCCAGGTACTTCGCCGTGGGCAATTTTGAATACTTTGACGAGGAGGAAATGGTGGCAACAGGAGGAGGATCGTATTGATGGGTAAGAAAAATGTACAGATATCAAAGGCAGTCAGACAACAGATCGTAATGGCGAGGAACTCGGGCATGAGTTGGCCGAAGGTGGCGGAGTTGGCGGGATGTGCGAGATCGACTGTCCAGCGGATATATAAGCAGGAGAGCAAGCCGGTGGTCTCGCTCGAGGAGGTAAAGAAGACAGTGGAGATAGAGGAGGCAAGGGTATTGAAGATGGTCCCGAATGTTCGGATGATGCTGATTTACTTTGAGCACAAGGAGGGGATCGGGAGGTGTATAAAGAGGCCAAACGATAACCATCCGCCCAAGAGCATGGTGCTGGTGAGAAAAATTGAGGGGGAGGATGATCTGTATCGCAAAGCATGAGACGGATGCACAGATGCAACGGAGGATCGATCTGATGCTTCGGGAGATGGTTGTGGATGAGGCATTGGATGCGATGGAGGAGGAGCGGGAGCCTGGTAGTTTCACACAGGAGGAGATAGCGGATTTTATCGGTGTATCGATAGTAACTCTTCATCGGATTGAACAAAATGCCCTGAAAAATTTACGAAATAAAATGGTAGAATCTTAAAGGAGAAATTATGGAGAACGAAGTACAGATTTTTGAAGAGAAGCCGGATGTAGATGAACTCAAGTTTGAGTTTGAGCGGGCAAAAGCGAATTTATCGACATGGATGGACAAGGCTGAGGATGCTCGGGAGGTTCGTTTCAACGAGTGGGCAGGCAAGACGGGTGACGGAAAGAAGAGTGGACCTGAAGCCTTTCCATTTGATGGAGCCAGCGATCTTGATCCAAGCGTTATTAATCCATTGATCGATGGCGATGTTGCCACCCTGACACAGGCGTTGACCAAGGCTAACCTGGTGGCGGCACCCGTGGAAAGTGGAGATGTGGCATCGGCCAAGCTGGTTACTGAGTTTCTCCGATGGCGAATGGGTACGATGGATGAACTGATGAGGGAGTCATCGATTGGAGCGAATTATTTATTACAGAACGGGGTAACTTTTTTTGGTACTTACTGGAAGCAGGAGAAGGCGAGAAAGTTTGAACCGATCAGCCTCGAGCAGATTGCCCAGCAATCGCCTGAACTGGCAATGGCGATAGAAGATCCTGAGATGAAGGAAGGCGTCGAGGAGATGTTTTATCCCCTCTTTCCGAAGCTCAAAAAGCGTAGGGTCAAGAAGATGCTTAACGAGTTACGGAATACAGGTGAGACCGAAATTCCGACCGAAAAAGTGGTCGTAAATCGTCCTGCGGTTAAAGCATACGAGTTGGGCAGGGAACTGATCGTGGACAGTAATGTGATCGATTTGGAATCCGCTAGGAGCATTCACTGTATTCACTATTATTCCCCTGAAGCGTTGAAGCAGAAGGTAAACGAGGGATGGGATGAAGCGTGGATTGATGAAGCGATTGAGAAGGCGAAAGACTTTTACGAGGAAAGATACAGTGACTCGGCGATGCACTACGACTATGGCACAAGCTATGGCAGTCAGCACTACGAGGGGCTTATTCGGGTAGTTACTACCTATCGGAAAGAACTCGATGAGGATGATGTTCCCGTAGTCACCAAGACCTGCTGGACGGATGAAATGGATGAAGCAGGATTCCATGAACCAGTTGGATATGATGAGGGCAGGTATCCTTTTGTTTGTATCACGCGAGAGCATTTAAACCATCGTTTACTGGACTCTCGCGGATACCCTGAACTGCTTAAGAGTTATGAGTTGGCGGTAAAGACAGAAGTCGATAGTCGCCGAGACCGAGCATCGATGAGCACCATGCCACCGGTGGAATATCAGATCGGCAGAAGACCCGAGCGTTTAGGTCCAGGAGCACAGATTCCTGTCCGCCGTAGGGGAGAGGTCGGGTTTATGGAGATCCCCCGTTATTCGCAGGCAAGCATGGAAGTGGAGATGCAAATCCGCCAGTTGTGTAATCGTATCACAGGACGGGCGACTGGACCTGATGATGCGGTGGAAGCCAATGTAATAAAACAGCATTTGGTCAACTGCTGGCTCAGTGGATGGAAAGAAGTTTTGAAGCGTGTATGGTGCTTGGATCGAACTTACAGCGGACCTATGATTTGGTTTCGGGTTACGAATAACGAGCAGGGAGCACAGCTTATTTTAGACGAAACTGCTGAGTTGTATGATTTTAACATTAGCTGGAACTCGATGAACCAGGACGAGTCCAAGGTGATCGAAAAGCTTGATACAGTTGGTAAGCTGATGGCTCAGTACGATAGGCAGGGAACTGCTCGCTACGATGTTTATCTGAGAAAGGTACTGGAAGCTATTGATCCTAATCTCGCATCGCAATTAATCATGCCAGCACAGGAGGCAACTGATAAAGAAATCAAAGAAACATCCGCCGATCTCGCCAAAATCTATTCAGGGCAAGTTGTCAATGCCCCACAAGGAGCAAACTCGCAACTGCGGATGCAAGTCCTCCAGCAATATCTTACCGGCACAGAAGAGATTCCCGCCGAAGATATCCAAAGGCGAATGCAGGAAGATGAAAACTTTGCGAAACGACTTCAGATTTACGCTGGACAACTCGAGCAACAGCAAGCCCAACAAAGAAACGCTTTAATTGGCCAGCTAGGGACAGCCCCCGGCAATGTACCAGGTACATCGATGGCCGCTTAATCAAAAGGAATAATATCATGCCATACGGAAAAGGAACTTACGGATCGAAGGTTGGAAGACCTTCCAACAAAGCAAAAGCAATGGGTCGGAAGAAAATGAGTCCGACTGTTAAGAAATTGCTCAAGAAGAAAAAGAAAAAGTGAGTAAAACCTATCGAGGCATTTCGTTTGCCGGCTATAACAAGCCCAAGCGAACACCCAACCATCCTAAAAAATCCCATGTGGTTTTAGTTAAAGATGGTGGAAA